TGAGGATTAATCCTCAGTTTCTTTTATATTATTTAACTAAAAAAGGAGATTAAAAAATGATTGTCGGATTAGCAAAATTTGTGTTGACATTAGGTCTAAATGGTTACGTAATTGCCCCAATATGTGTAGAGGCATGTAATAACGTGTTTAAAAATAAACACGTTGACGAGCGTACAGAAATCGTCACTAGGGGTACAGTTGCAGTCGGTGGTATCATAACTTCTGCTATAGTTGCGGATGCAGTTGTGGATTTAGTTGTAAAGAAAAGCACAGAAGAAGCTGTAAAAGGTTTCATCCGTGCACTGGTATAAAATATGATAAGAATCGTAAAGTGGCTTGGCGCCACAGCTGTATTGTGTATTACGGCATACGAATACAAAGGACAAAATTTAGAACCTGATGAAGTTGACACATTGACGATAGTGTCTACCATCATCAGAAAAATAGTATAAAAAGAGAACCTTTCGGTTCTCTTTTTTTTTAGCACCATACGGCGGCTACACGATTTAAGTGGAAGGATTGGTCCCACTGTTCCAATAACTCTTCCCGTTTACTTTCAGCATCAGCCCAATCATCGATTTGTAAATTAAATGATGCAATGGATGTTTGAAAATCTTTCCAGTATTTTAACTGATTCCAGAAATACCGTTTAGCATCTAATAAGGCAAGCTTATAAAATGCTTGACGAAGGGTCATAGGAATATCATATAATTCAGTAGAATATGATACTTCTACACCAATGATAACTTGGTCTTTATAATACGTACCATTATTTACCCGAAAACGATTTGGTGGTAAAAACTCTGTTAAGAATGGTGGTTCCATAGTAGATGCCAAGTCACCAACCGTTTGAGAAATTGCCAATGCTTGGAATGATTCGATTGTTTCATAGGCAGATGGAACTGATTGGTATCGTAAATCATTGAATGGTCGAATACTTTCAATCCCTACAATGAAACGATCACTCGCATCGGTAAGAATCGGTGGTAATTGATAGATATTACTCATATCAGCAATTGTATTCTCTTTATCGTTACGGATACGAAGTTCGTTTAAGTTCGCCGGTACATGGAGAACTCTTGGATAATACGTAGAAAATGTTGGAATGGTATCATCCACAATGATATCATGATATAGACAATTATCATCCACTGGAAGTTGAATAGAGTACAACCCACAATGTTGTTTAATAAGTTTTAATATATGTGCTTTATCACGAAAGACTGACATACTATCACCTTTACATATTTCTTAAAATATCAGATACTTGTTCTTGAACATAGGCTTCCAAACCAACTGTGAATGTACGACGAGTACCATCAACAGCAGATTCTTGTAATACTAAATTCTTACCAGTGGAATCTAATGTGGCAGATTCGTAATTAATTTCAAACATATCGGCAATGTTTTTAGCCATATTGGATTCTTCTAATAAGAAGTCAGATAAACCAGGAAGACCTTGGCATTCACTGACTGGAATACAGATATCACCTACTTGTTCAGTTGTGATAGCTGCTACACCAGCGGATTCATGAATCGCTGTGATAGGATCATCTGTTTGGTAAGCTACCTTATGGGATGGTAGAATAACACGGTCATATGTAATGATACGAGGTGTAGAACGGATTTCGCCACGTGTTGCATCAATCTTAGTGATTGGGGCTAATGCACGTAAACTAAATGCTGCTTTAGCACCTTGTAAAATATGACCTTTGAATTGATGACCAGGACCATTGTAGTCATTAGCTGTATCAATAATACCAAATACAGTATCGCCAACGAATTCATAGCTCACAATTCTATGGGATAGGTTATTAGGGTCAATACTAACAACACGTTGAGGGTCTTTTGTATTTGGATGACCATTTTCCCCAAAGAATGTACCATACCGTAATAATTCTTGAATATGTTCAGCTTCCCAAGCTTTCACCATTGGTTCACGAAAGTAATTACGATTATTTCTATTGAATGTATTGAAGTTTTGAAGACATGTACGAAAACGTACATAATCTGTACCTGGTTGGTTGATTACTTGCATAATCTCAGGAGTTTGTGGTTCTGTAGTTTGTTCCATGACTAAGCACGCAACAATCTCGTTACCTTTGTTCATATGATCGTAAACCTCCTTTGGTTTATTTTTTTAGCAATATTAACTTATATAGTTGTTTTTATCGGGAAAATAAACACCTGGACATATTGGTAAACTTTTTAGTATACAACAGAAAGGTGGTTAGTCGAATATGATTAACATTCATGTTGGTCGGTCGAAGGACTCTGCCCAATCTATCTACTTAGATGAGATTACGGCAAATTCTGTTCTTAATGTAGCTCGATATGAAGCGTTTAAACAAAATAAACGGTTATATGTCGGTGACGTAAGACCGGCTGTATTTCGAAAAATAGACAGTGCCGTTAAATACGGCGTTCCTAAATGGGTACAAGGTGCTTATATCGCTCCTGTGTATCCAGAACATACGGATATGATTATCTTAGGATATATTACATTCGTTGATCGTGATAACCAAGACCCTTCTGACTCAACAACGTATGAACCACTCGAAGTTCTTACTGTTAGTCAAGAAGAACGTGCGGGTTTAGTTATCGCAACTAAACTATTCGAACGTATCATCGTTGCGTTCAATACTCAAGTAAATACAAGTAACCAAATTACGGAAGAGCAGATTGAAACTGGTTTCCGTACTAATGGATTACATACATATGAAGTGATTCGTGGCGAAGGTCAACAAGTATATCCATTCACAGCTATTCCTGATAATGTGGTTGGTAAAATGGTTGAACTTCAAACAACTACCGCTAAAACAAAAGACTTTATGCTTATGACGGTAAGTACGGAAGGTGCTGATGGTCATATGGTATACATTGTTCCTGTATATGAAGGTAACCGAATCAGTAACTTCTTCCAAGTCATCAACGTTGATGGTGATATTAAAATCATGCCAGTTGACTTGGCAACGATCTGTAAATCGGGTGGTATCATTCCTCCTACAGATGGCCCGACATTCGAATCCATGTCCCCCACTATGGAGTCCATGACTATTACTGATAAAAATAACTTGAAATACCATCCTCATGTAAATCTTCTTATGAAGCAGTTTGGTATTTCTGCTACTGAAGCCTATGGTATGATGGAAGCAGCTATTGAAGAGAATCCATTCTTCTTGATGGAGTTCATGATTCCTTCTAGCTACAAATCTCATGATGAGTATGTGCAAGCATTAGAAGCTAACTTCAATTTGGCTTGCGAAGCTACTAATATGGACTTAGATAAGTTCTGTGAAGCATTAGTATATGAAGATCTATATTCTAAAGCTAAAGAGATTGGTGGTAAAATTGCTGATGCCTCTGCTAAAACTCGTCGTAAATTGGTTGCGGCTAAGAAATCGGTAACTGCAATCGCTGGTCCTATCATGAAATCGATAAAGGATATTACCGATGGAGTTAATGCATCCCTTAAAGAAGATACTCGTGAAGAAGTGATCACAGGTTCCGCATTCTCTAAATTGAAGAATATCTTTATTCGCTGTGTAGCTCCAGCTGCTGGCGTTGCTCTCGTTAGCGGTGGTGCATTGGCAATCGTTACCTTCTTAGGCACATTGGCTGCTCATAAATCTATTACTAAGAAAACTCGTGGTCGTATCATGCAAGAACTTCAAATGGAACTTAAAATGGTTCGTGAAAAGATTGAAGATGCGAAATCTGCGGGTGATAATGAAAATAAATATAAATTAATGCGTCTTGAAAACAAAATCGAAACACAAATTGAAGACGTTCGAGAACGTATTCTAGGAGGCAATTAATATGGATTTATGGAGTTCTATATTAGAATCAGGTACTAGTGAACATACCAGTGATGTATATTTGGCTAGACTATCTACATCCCTATCTGGTACAGAACCCATCAGAATTGACCCAACACAAGGTGAAGTTGTTAAACTATACCGTTCAATTCACCATGCCATTGATGCTTTATCTATCTCAGAAGATATTCCTACGGGTACTAAGGTAACCGTATTTAAACCAAAGTATGATATTAGTATCGATACCCCATCTATTGATGAATGCCCATATGCTAACATACTCGATGAAGTATGGGCAGAAGGTGCATTTGATGTAGAGCTTGTTGGTGAATATACTATCATTGATAACCGCTCTAATCGTCATACGTTTGATGGTGGCTCTGTAGTTGAATCTATTATTTCCGAAGTCCACAATGAACCTATCGTGGAATCATCTGATGATGATTCTGTCGGTAGCATAGATGACGTCTATGAATCTATCTTAACTCGATTCGTTACTGAAGCTGATGGCGATGATAAAAAAGAGGAAGAAGATGACGAAAAGACGACACGTGATACTATGCGAGATGCTCGTAAAGATTTAAATGATGATTTAGGTGATGAGGAGCCTCTCGATGAAGAACAAAGTGGGGAAATCCCTAAAGATGATGAAGATGGTGAAAATACAGACACAGATGATACTACTACAGACGATACAGCGGATACTCAAGATTCTACTGAAGGAAATGAAGAAGGGTCGGATTCCGATTCTGGTGATTCTGATGACTCCGGTACTGGTGATTCTGATTCTAATGGCATGGATGATGACCTTGGTGACATGGACGAATCTGGTGATTCTGACGGTGGCGATTCTTCTGATGCTGATTCTGAAGGGGATTCTACAGATGGTGATTCTGACGGCACTGATGATGGTGCTGATGGTGAGTCTACTGATGGCGATCCTAATGCAGATAAGAATAAAAAGATAAATAAAATCAATCTCCTTAAAGATTTTATTTCTCTCTATAAGACAATTGAAAATTCTAACAAAAAATTAACAGAGGCTAGAAAAGATAATATCTTAACTTCTGTGACAATTAATCAAGTGCGTAAGAATTTGACTCGATTGGGAGAAGTCGTGTACAACTACATCTTACTGTACTATGATGGCAATGACCATTCCATCAACCTCTACAACTTTAAATATTTCTCCGAAATTTTGAAGTTGAATGTAGACATGCTTCGTACTATGCAAATTAACGAAGATAACGGTCAAACAAATAGTTAAATCATATTGACTATTTGATGTTTTAATTAAACCATCAAATTTTTTCTTGAAAACAAAAGTAATTTAGGAGGTTGACAAATGTATCAACACATCTATGATTCCGAACGCCAAGTAACTCCTGGTGTAGGATCTTTCACTGATAATCGTGACGGTGGTTTCAAAGAGCAATTCAAAGCAACTGTTGAATCTTTCCGTAACAACTACCAAATCGATATCCTTTCCGATATGAAACAAGTATTGAACGTTGCTCCTTTATATGAAGCATACAAAGAAGCTATGTTCAACGATGCGTTGGAAGCTACTTCTGAATCTTCTTTCGCTACTTATGGTCACAATAACAACGACGAATACGTTGCAATGCATTCCGACAAAATGGACCAATACATTGAAAATACTCGTCAAACATTGTTGACAGAAGCATCTTCCGTTGGTTTGATCGAACCAATCGTTGGTTTAACAATGCCTATCTTGAAAAAACAATACATTGCTAACCAATTCAAAGATATGCTTCAAACTATCGTATCTACATCCCCAATCGTGAAATATGCTTACGAACGCCGTTTCTTGAAAAACAAGAAAGGTGAAAAGAAATATTTCCCTGAATGTTTCTACGATGGTTCTTATTATGAATTCACCGATCAAGGTATTGGTAAAGAAGTAACAAACAAATGGTACCCACAAGCTGGTGGCACATTACCTTTGTTCGACTTGAACATCCTTGAAGAATCCGGTGGTTCCTTGGAACAACGTGATGCTTTGTCCTATGACTTCGGCATCAAAGCTATCAAAATGGAAATCCCTGTACCTGCAACTCCTGGTCCTGGTACTACTATGGAAACTATCGTAGTTGACAACTTGGATATCCGTCCTGACTATGCTAATAACACATTCAAATACACTCTTGAAATTGAAAACAAAGTAGACCCTACACAAGCTCCTAACAAAGTACAAGTGTTCGGTTCCTATTCTCCTTATGATGGTTTAGTAACTGTATCTGCCGCTGTAGATCCTTCCACTAACATCACTATTAAAGGTATTCAATTCGGTGGTCACTTGTCCAATGCAAACAACAACGAAACAATTGAATTGGATAAAGAACGTCATAACCAACAAATCACCATCGCTGAAAAAGAACGTTTCAACGCTGGTTTGACTTTGGAAAAAATTAAAGACGAAAAAGCTTTGGCTAATATCGATGTAACTGTTGAAGTTGTATCTGATATGTCTGACGTTTGTGCACAAACTGCTGACTCCAACACTCAACGTTTCTTGGAACAATCCTTCCAAAAAGTTAAAAACATGGGCAACCGTGTATTCCAACCAATGGGTTATAACTTCCAATTCGCTGATGAAGTATCCTTCGATATGGCTGCACCAAGCACATACATGGTTCCAGAATCCGAATGGAGAAGTAAACAACTTCGTTACTACTTAGGTCGTATGATTTCTTACATCAAAACTAAGTTACGTGACGAACGTATTATGATTGCTATCTCTGCTAACTCCTACGTAGTTGAATTGTTAAATGCAACTGACGATGATATCCGTTGGGTATTGAACTCCGACTCCAACATCGGTGGTGTTAAACTTGACTACAAATTTGGTGTTATGACAGTTGATGGTACTCGCGTACACATCATTGCCAGCCAAAAAGAAACAGTAGAAAAAGGTTTCCGTATCACTGTTATTCCTTTGACTGACACTGTTATCACATACCGTCGTTATGAATATAGCTTCAACATCGAAACTAACTACCGTAACGCATTAACTCCATTGACTCCAAACATCATGTGCGTACAACGTTACGAAAACATTGAAGTACTTCCTGTTCAATCTTGCTTGTACATCAAACAATATCGTGAACGTAACCTTGGTTTAGCTCCTAACGCTGTATACTCCAGCTTATCCGCTAGCCATATCTAATAGCTAACGCATAACGTGTTTACGTTATTGGAACGATAAGTTATATCCCCATATGGTTATTATGCCATATGGGGATATTCTTTAATGAAAGGAGTACACGTTGATGTATTATGATTCTGCTATAGAATATGAGGAATACGTCTTGTATACTACTGAAGCTGAAACTAACTTATTGAAGTCTAAAACCGCAACTAAAATTAAAGATATCTTAATTCGTATTGCTGAGAAGGCTTCTAGCCTTGTTTCAAAAATCATTTCTAAATTTATTGCGTTAGTTAAGAAGGCTAACGTAGTAGTACTCGACACACTTGCTAGTCGTAACTTAAAGAAGGGTCGATTTAAAAATAAATCCATGGCTGTACCAGATGTTCCTGGATTTCGTCAGCTACTGATGGATTTAAATAAACTCCCTAGTTATGCTAAAGATATCAGTGCTGCATTGAGTGGTACTGATATTGATTGGGATAAGTCCTTTAAAGACATCGACGATATGCGTGACCGTGTCAACACGGTACGAACTCAATTGAGTTCTCATAAACGCACTAATATCAACCCTAGCTTAATTAAAAAGTTAGTGATGTATGCTAACTTAGGTACTAAAGCTAGAGTACAAACAGCAGATGTTAATATTAAACGAATTAAAAGTAAAATATCAAACTTACGTGATGATAAAGCCTCTCAACAGGTTCATCAAATCACAAGCAGATTTATTAACTTATTCGTATCCATGACATCCCTTATATTCCGTATCACTCGTATGAGTTTAAATAATCTACGTCGATTAGCTCGGAATATTGTAAAAACTGAAAATTAAAAAGATAAGTAGGATAGAATCACAATGGATTCTATCCTACTTTTATTATGCGCGTTTAACTGCAGATACAGCTTTGCTAGCAATGGATTTTGCTTTTGCTTTAAGCCAATTAAGTTTAGCTAATAATTTAGCAACTAAGCTGGAATATAATTGTACTGTTTGTACATGAATGGCACTAACATCCTTAATGGAACATTGTTTAGCAGCATCGATACCTGCACTAGCCATGGAACCAACTGTACTTGCACCTTTTTTAATAAGTTCAAGTACAGAACTGATACCCTTGCCAATAGCAGCAATATCAGATGTAACATTTTTTTGAGCTTCATCAGAGATGTTATCAAAATTATCTTTCCAATCCAATAATTTTTCACGAACTGCTTTTACTTTATCTTCTGTCATACCTGGAATCTTAGCAACTTGTGCACTAAGAGCATGTAAACCAGCTAAAATCTTAGCAATGACAACTGAGGCACTCATGAAATAAATATCACCTTCAAGTTTGAAAGAGCCAGAAACGCCTTTAATTACATTGACAGCCTTTTCCAAAATATCGGAATCGATTTTAGCCAATTTTTCTTTAACAAAATTTGCGATTTTAGTAAAGAGTGCTTTGATTTTTTCAATCACTGTTTTGAAAGCACCCTTGGCTTTATCAACTACACCTTCGGTTACCAATAAATCCAATTGAGCACTTTCAATTAGAATTTCATTGCATGTATTCATTATACGAATCACCTTTCATTAACTAAAAAATAGTATGATATTATATAGTAGTATTAATCGTTTTCTGGTTCCTTAATCCCTTTAACACCTTGTGCTCTAAGAAGAGAACGTAAAGACATTTTATAAGCTTTATGCATAGCCACCACATAGTTAATCAATTTACCAGATAAATCACCCATCAATCGACACCGTTTCATTTCAGTAGCACGATTTCTATCGCCAGATTTTTCAATCTTGTTCGCTACGGAATTAAACGTATCTGCTAAAGACCATAAATAGGAATGTTTCTTTTCCAATAAACCAAGCATACCTGTCATGATATTTGCATATTCGTTACCTTTGATAGTTTCTTTTACAGTCAATGGAAGCTGTTTAACTTTATCAGCTTCTTTAGATAACTTAATAGTTTTTTCTTCATCAGAATCATCAAAATCAGATTTATCAAGGATAGCTTCTGCTAGATGATATGTATCCAAGTATACCTTATCAAATTTATCAAGACTTGCTTTATTAGGTACTACACAAGAATATTCATCTCGATCCTTACTGATTAAGCTGGCTTCATATTTAAGTTGTTTAAGGTCTTTCTTTAGTTTGCTCATGATAAAATCTTTGATTTTACTAACGATTTCCTTAATCTTCTTAATAACGGCAGCCATTACATTTTTAGCTTTATCAACTAAGCCTTCGGTTACTAATAGATTCAACTCAGTCGATTCTATTAGTATCTCATTACTAAAGTTTTCCATAGTATACCATACCTTTCAAATTAAAAGTTTAAGTTATTAAATAGTTCACATAGATAAATTTCTGTGATTTAAACAAATGATTAATATTAAGACATAGTAAAACTATAGAGGTACATCATATGAAACTTGATAAAGAAATTGTAATCGAATCTACAGAACTTCAGCTGTTACTCACAGAAGGTGACACTGAAGGTGCTGTTGAAAAAGGTGAATCCATCCTCACTAAAATGAAAAAGAGTCTATCTGAAAAGATCAAAGCTCTTAAATCTATTTTTAGTAAGAAAAGTAAAGATATCGTGCAAGCTAAAAATGCTGACGGTACGATTACTACTAAATTAGTTAACCCGAAATACTTAACTGCTTTCAATAAAGCATATGCCGCAAACGTTAAAGCACTTAAGAACATATTCACCAATAAATTATTTGATGAAAAACATAAAAATCTTCTTGGTGAAGCATGTGAACTATTCGATAAACTATCTAACATCGAAATGACGATCGTAGTAACCATCGATCCAGTAGATGCTGTAAATGCTATGCATAAGCTAGGCGGTGAAGTTCTTGATAAACTAAAAGAACTCGAAGGCGTCATCGAACATATTAACAAAGTTGCTAAATTTGTAGTACAGAATGATGGTGAAGAAGTTGATAAAGAATTAACATTCATCGAACTAGCAACTATTGGGAAAGTCCAAAAAGGTATCTATGCTGATACTGAAAAACTATTCACTTGTTTCATGGATATCCGTGATGAAATTTCCAAAGCAATCAAAGACTAGTTAATCAATAGAGATAGAACGTTTAGTTCTATCTCTATTTTTTTCTCATTAGATAATGCTGAGTTAGACACTTAAATAACATTGATTAGAAAGGTGGTTACTATGAATACCAACAATCGTGCTAGAATTCAGACCAACCTCGAATCAATCGTAAACGGTATGGAGTTCCAAGAACTTAGTGATAAGTTCGATAACATCATCCATACTCGTGACGAAGATGCTATCGAGGCAAGTCTATACCACATAGCTAGAATACTAAAACGTATTTTCAATATCGAAACTAAATTCTCGATTATTGATCGGACTGGTCAAAGTCCATTCTTTGGGTTTAATCTGTTCCCTACCTTTGAAGATATTAAAGATATCTCTGTTAAAGTATTAAGCAACTCCACAGATGATATCATCGATATCTGGCAAAATACAGATGATTGGTACGTCGAAATTGACTCCAATATCCTATATAACTCCAGTAAACAATTTAATGCAAAAGAAATTGCAACGTTGTTATTATATCGTATCGAACAAGTCGTATTCAATTACGAGTTACCAGAAACAGTAACGATGATTGTACGCCAAGCATTAACATCACTTGATTACCGTAGTAATGCAGTAGCTCGTAGTGCTATCTGTCGTGATTTGTATATCATTCCATTCTTAACAGCGGCTGGGTATGTTAACTACACACGGGATCTTCCTGTCGATTCCATGTTACGTGCTACGCCAGAATCTGAACAACGGTATCGTGTCGCATTTAATAAAATCTTAACTAACTTTGGTATGCTAGAGACAGTTGATCGAAATACAACTGAATTTGAACATACGCTAAACTACGTACTTCTTATGATTTTTGAATCGATCAACGATATGAAGTATAGTACTCGTACACTCCGTTTTAACGTGAAAAAATATGTTGATGGTCTTCTATCGAACTATGTAAAGGCTATCATGAAGAAAATTTTTATCAAATTCACTAATGTGAATGGTAAAGTGCCTGCATTAGAAGCATCCAATCCTAAGATGAAAGAGATGCAAGAAAAAATCGCAGAGCAACATATCGTCGAACAAGTGCAAGCGATTTATGAATCAACTAAAATTATCCAAGAATTTATTGACAAACATGGCTTTGTTAAGAAAGTGGATAATAAAGAAATTGATATCATTCGTATTGAAATCTCCGATATGGAAACAAGTGATGATAAAATCTTCTTAATTGAACGCGTCTACAAATTCCTTAGTATTGTAAACTACTCACTATCCTTATTAGATGATCCTGAGTTAGGAAAACGTGTTCGTGTATCTAAATCTATGCTTCAAAAACAAAAATCCGAACTCGAAGAATTGCGTCAAACTATATTAGAAGCCAAAATCGCTCCTAAAAAATATGGTTTATATGTAAAATATCCAGTTGGGTATGAAGGCTAAGATGATAAGTCATTAGGGGTTCGCTCCTAATGACTTATTTATTCGTATATAGGAGGTTCTATGGAAGAAGTCTTTATTCCTCAAGGAGCCAAACCCGCTATGGGATATGATATGTCTAAATTCTATGGGATTGACTCCAGAGGTATCCCATTCTTTTACCATATCTCTACATCCAATTTATCATTTATACAAACCGCAAGAGATTTAAAATCTCTTGGCATTAATAATAATGCATTTTTCTTATCATTGTATAATCCTGATTTAGCTGATGTAGACCCATTTAGTCCAAATCTAACGAAAGAACAAGTGCAAGCCATTATCAATGAATGTATCATTAATCCATGGTATTTTATTCGCGAATGTGTTCGTATCCCAGAACAAGGTGGTGGCACAGGACCGGGTGCTGGCTCTAAATTTAGATTACATCGTGGGAATCTAGCTGCCTGTTGGTGTTTCTTCAGAAACATCGACTTATATCTAGTTATCCCTCGTCAATGTTTTAAAACTCATTCTATGTTAGCCTGTTTAAATTGGGCGTATATCTTTGGTACATCTAACTCTGTATTCAACTTCTCAAATAAATCACAAAAAGACTCTGATGATAACTTGAGAAAGATGAAAGAACAAAAAGATGTATTACCTATCTATATGCAACATCGTTATGGTATTGAAATCGATGAAAGTGGCGATTTCAAACAAGTCAAGGGTCTTGACAACGTTCGTACTATGACAAACCCTGTGAATGGTAACCGAATTGATTCTAAGCCATCAGCCGCAACAGAAGAAAAAGCCGATGGTATTGGTCGTGGTAACTCCGCTCCAATTCAGTTCTATGACGAAGTTGAGTTTACCAAATACATTGGTACGATTATCATGGCGGCTGGTCCAGCCTATGTTCGTGCGGCTGAAAATGCTAAGAAGAATGGTGCTATGTATGGTCGTATCTTCATTACAACACCAGGGAATATCGATTCCCAACCAGTAAAAGATTCAATGAGTACTCGGGAACAAGCTGCTGTATTCACAGAACGATTATATGATATGACAGAAGACGATATAGCCGCATTCATGAAAGCCAATTCCAGAAATGGGATTATCTATATCGAGTTCAACTATAAGCAAATCGGTATGGATGAAGAATGGTATCAAAAGGTTTGTGCTGTATCTAACTGGGATAAAATCAAGATTAAACGGGAAGTACTACTCCAACGTATTCGTGGTACATCCGAATCACCATTTGATCCAGATGACCTAGATACTATCAATGGATTCCGTAAAGAACCGATTGATGAAATCATGGTCAATAAGATTTTCACATTATATGTATATGAGAAACTTGATAAAACCGTTCCTTATATTATGGGGGTTGACTGTGCAACAGGCGTTAATAACGATAATACAGTACTTATGATTATCGATCCATATACATTACACCCAGTGGCATGTATGAAAACGCCATTGGCTGATGCAGTAGAAACTGCTCAAAATATCATTCATGTTGTAAACCGATATATTCCAAAAGCATTAGTAGCGATTGAATCCAACCATTTAGGTTCAGCCATTATTGCTATTCTTAAACGAAGTTCCATTGCCGCTAATCTATATTATGATATCGATAAAGCTATGGTACCAGACGTAGAAACTCGATTAGATAAACATGGTATGGTGATGAATGATCCAAATAATCGTAGATTCTACGGCGTAGCTACAACAGCTACCACTAGACCAATGATGATGCAAATTCTATTGCGTCATGTAGCTGAACGGAAGTCTGATTTTATTTGCCGTGAATTGATCGATGATTTAAACAACCTGATTCAAAAAGCAAGTGGTAAAATAGAAGCCGCTCAAGGGGAACATGATGACGTTGTTATGGCATACTTAATCGCTTTATTCGTATACTATCATGGTAGTAAACTAAGTCGATATGGTATTACTAAATACGACCCTCGTAAACCGATTGGAGAATCTGTTAAGAAAGTGGAAACATATGCAGATGCTTATGAAGCATTACCGGATAACTTGAAGCAATATTTCCCTAATCCACAGGGTCAACAACTCTATCAATCCTATGGTGGGTTACAACTCGATGACGTACCTAAACAACATATCGATTTGAATCCTCCACCAGAGTACTATCATAGTGAACGAGAGCAATATATTAATACATCATCAGGTATGCGAGTTGGTGTTATCAACGATGAATATCGAGAAAAACTCCATAGCCCATATGAAGAAGCTGGTTATGATGATTATAGCGGAGCGTTTGATGTATGTGATATTTTAAACAGTGACTAATGAATTAGATGGTATACTACTACAGTATACCATCTAAACTTGTAAAAAAATAAACTCAGTTGTACAGAGAAGTATATACTTATTCGAAAATTATATACAAGGAGTGTATTATGATACTCACACACGACAACGATTTTGAGGTGCTAGGTGACTCTGTCATTGAAGTATCACCTCTTAAAGATTTATCTCAAGAGCTTCTTGATGAATTTATTTCAATCCAAATCAAAGAACCATTTGAAATGCGGACTAATTTTGTAGAAAACTTCACAGATGAAGTGGATTTATTAGCCATCAATAATGGTGATGATGAAGACTATGTGAAACAAATTCGTGATGAAGCTAATGAGTTTTATTTAACAATCATTCATAAGATTGAAGACCAATTCCGTTTGGATATCGATCCCGATGTGATTGATGCATTAGATCGTCATGGGATTCAAAATGTATGTGAAGCCTTATATGAGTTCTTCACAGTTAATTATACTAAAAACGTTGCTAAATATTTAGCAAGAGTGACATTGGGAAATGTGGATGTTATCCTAGATGAACTCGCAAACAATGAAAAAGCCAAAGATGTATCTACAATGGCTCTTAAACAAAAAGTAGATGATGAAGTATTTGCTACACTATTGGCTAATATTAATTTAGTCGTATCCATTGCTAAAGATATTAATATTGAACCAATCGATATGATGCAATACTTCAATCAAGATAACTTTGATGTCTCTGTTATTCGATACTGTATTGAAGAGCATGTGATCAATGGTAATTTCCGTAAACCATTCTTAGATCTTATCTTTGATAATGATCAAGATTATGTATATGATGGTATTGTGGCAGACGTATACCAATACTTCCTTCAACAATACGCGGAGCTTAAAATGAAAGCTCAGGAATCTATGAGTACAGAATTAGGAGGAGATATCGATGGAGAATACGCCGATGCAAACAACGAATACTGATACCGATAAGTTAGTCGATCAATTAGGAGATTTAAAAATTGATCTACCAGAAGACTTATCTCCTGAAGAACGCGAATACGCTCAAGTGATTCAGGCCATGGAAATTCGTAACTTAATCAATTCCTTTGTACGGACTCGTAAGTTTTCTTTGAATAAAATTTTAGCCATTCTACCAATGGATGAAGAAGATGCTAAAATTATTCTTGCTCGTCTATCTGAATGCACAGAAGATGAAATCGCTGGTTTCAGTGATGAAGAAGTTAAGAAAATTTTAACGATCAATGAAGAAGATGGTCCTGTTGGTAATTTCTTTATCCCAGAAGTTGAAATTGAAGGTTTCAATATGCAAACATTTGAACGAGATATGCTCACATTATTTGCAGCTACCAAACAACAGCTGGATGATATTGATGCCATGATTAATCGTCTACAAGAACAGTATGATGAATATATTCCAGAAGAAATCACTGAGATTATTAACAGCAGTACATTCGATGAATATATCTTGAAGTTCTATCGTCATCAATTAACCGAAGAAAAGTTAACTGATGAAAAACGAGCTATTATTGAAACCAATATCAAAGCGATGGAAGATGCTGTTACATTAGAACCATTAAGTGGACCGATCATTACCTTATTAAATACGAAAGGTAATGAATCCATCCTTCATGGATTCCATAAACAAATGGAAGATACCATCGCTAAAGCAACAGAAAAAGCCGAGAAAAATAACTTCCAATTTCCTTTCCAATTAATGATGGATTTAGAAGTTAATACATTTGGCGAAGAGTATAAACCATACAATAATCTATTTGTATTTTTATTTGCTCGTTTCTTGAAACATCAACCAGATACAATGGATAGATATACCATTCAATTCTGTATAGCTCTATCAACATCGTTGGTAAATATTGTACGTCGTGGCGAGAACGTCTCAGACGAATACATCGATAAACATACTAAATATATCAAAGAACTTGTTGATTTTGTAATTAACGCAGAATGACAATAGGGTAAGGAGATAGATGCTCCTTACCCTATTTTTTTATGTATTTTTAGAATAGGAGGAAAGCTATTTATATGGCTAATCCGTTTACTAAAAATGGTGCAAATATTGAATTTAGTGGTGAGTATATGGAGGCTTATATACCTGAATACTATTTCAATACGAACATTGCACGCATGGTCGGCGATCATTTCGCAGTGCTCGGTATATTTAATATCCGAACATTCAAAGACGTTGATGGCAAACAACCTCTACAATTACGCACAGTGAATCTGCCCGTACATATAGTAACCTATCCTACAGGGGGTTATGAGAAGAAGAAATTAGATTTAGTTGGTAAAGGTGAAGAAATGTATTACGTATTGAAATATTACAATACGGATATATTCTGTCAAACTGCGATTCCACAATCCGTTGTTGCATTTAAGGATTTCTTAAAGATTTTAACAGCCGGTAAATTACCGAAATCGTTTTCTTACGATGACATCATTACACTATGGGATAGAAATTTTGAACTCAATGGGATCAAATTCGATATTCCCGATGTGATCAAAGAATTGGTTATTAGTGAAATTTATAGAGATCCAGCCAAACCAGAATATAGGTTTGGATATTTAGTTGGCAAAAATCCATCAATATCTCGTTATGATTATACGACTGCAAATACAAAAGAGATTACAAAATATAACTCTTCCTTTGCGGCTATTACATTCGAAAATATGGATGAATCCATTGTCTCTGCGGTCACTACGACTCGTACTGAACGGAAAGAACAGACATCTCCAATGGAACAACTACTCAAATTCTAATGTACTCTGTAAAGAACCCTCTGGGGTTAAAACAAACATTAAATTAATAATTTAATACCAAATTATAAATATTAAAGGAGGGTTAACATATGCCACGAGCAGGTCAAATTATCCCTGAGTGGATTCAACCTCATGAAGCCGTATATATCAACGATAATACATATTTCGAAGATTATACGTCCGATAATAGTGGTCCGACTTTTCTATGTGTATTCACATCTCCTAAAGGTCGTAACAAACTTCAATTAAAGAAATCTTTCACTGATTTCGTAAATGAATACGGTTTACCTGACTACCAAACTTACGGTCAACCTATGTATATGCCATATGTAGCACTATATACTGGTAATGCAAAAGCTCAATGTTTACGTGTTACTGCTGACAACGCTACATATGCTCATTTCATTCAAACAGTAAGCTACAAAGTAGACGCTGGTAAATTGAAACTCAAATTTGAAACGTTCAAACGTGAAGATGTTTCTGATTTGGAAATGTTGGAAATCTACTCCAACGCTATGGCAGCAACTGATGTTGATGGCTGGAAACGCCTTCCATTGTTCAGCTTTGCTTGCCTTGGTCCTGGTAAATATGGCCAAGACTTCCGTATCCGTATTACTCATGATCGCAATGCTGACCGTGATAACGAATACAAAAACTATCGTGTAGAATTAATCAGCACTGAAAGAGGTACTAAGAAATTAGAATCTTACAATGTATGCTTCTACATCGATGCATTAGACCCTAACACGCAAATCACTAACTACATCGAAGATGTAATTAATGATGAAGGTGGTAAAGGTTCTTCCCGTGTATCCGTTAAATTCTACTACGATACACTTCTCGAAGTATTCGAGCAATACAAAAAAGTATATGACCAAAATGGTTTCATTCCTCCTACAGTTGTTTCTGTAGATCGTCGTCCAGCTACTACTGCGACATTACCTGATCCTGAAGTTGTATACTACATGACTGCTGCTGATGTAGTTGGTGGTCGTAACATTGCTCAAGGTACGTATGTAAAATATGATAATGTGAATAAAACATACAACGATATGACATTCACTCATATTGAAAATACATTGACTGCACTTCCTACCTATACTGATGCTGATGCTAGCTACTTATACTTGATTCCTCAAGCCGTAGCTCCAGGTGCTGTAGCTCCTGCAACTCCAGTATATGACTACTATGTGAAAGCTGACACTTCCACTGGTGGTACTAATGGTGACGGCTTCGTTAAATTGAACGTAGTTGAAACTAAAAAACTTCCTGCAACTAAACTTGCTGAAGAAGGTGTATACTACTTGTTGACTGCTGAAGATGGCAACTTCCAAAACGGCACATACTTGAAATACACTGCTGCTAATGGTTTGGCTGCTACTGCTCTTCCAACTCCTGTTAAACCAGAAAACGAACTTCCATACACTATGGAAACATTCGATATCTTCGGTTACAACCGCTTCACTGAAGAAGATGATAAATTCATCGAAATCGAAGGCGGTAAACAAACTATCCATGTAATGGATATTGAAGGTGTTGGTCTTGAAGGTGGCTCTGATGGTGACTTTGACCCTCGTTCTGGCTTGTCCAAACAAGAACGTCAACAAGCTATCGACAAAGCGTACCAAATGGCATTCCAAGGTGGTGTCGACCCTAAAGTTCGTTCCAAACGTCGTGCTCCAGTTGACTTGATTCTTGATGCGAACTACTCTGTTCAAACTAAGAAAGCAATGGCTTCTTTGGCATTAAAACGTATGGATGCGGCTGTTCGTCTTGATACTAACCTCTTGACAAATGTAAACGATGTATACACAATGGGTCAAACATTGAAAGACATCAATACATTTATGGTATCCAAAAACGCAGGTATGTTCAAAACTGTAGATCCTATCACAGGTAAAGTCATTCCTGTTACCAATACATTATGGATGGCTCAACGCTACCCATTACACGTAGCTACTTACGGTAACCATGTTCCTATGGCTGGTGAACGTTACGCTACATTGAGTGGTTATACTAAGAACTCCATTCGTCCATTAATCGATGCTGACGATATGGAAATCAAAGAAAAATTACTCACTGAGTACCAAATCAACTACATCGAAGCTATCGATGAAGATACATACATTCGTGGTACTCAAAATACTTCCCAAGTTAAAAACTCCGACTTGAGTGAAGAAAACAACGTTCAAGTATTGCTTGAAATCAAACGCAAAATTGAACGTATGGCAGGTAAACGCCGTTATGAATTCTCTGATGAAGATGAATTGAGAATTTTCCGTCAAGACTGCGAAGAAATCTTCAGTGGTTACAAAGGAACTAAATGTCGTTCCATCGACATCCAAGTTTCTATGAACAAATGGGAAAAAACTCGTTCCATCGTTCACGTATACTTGGCAATTGTATTCCGTACATTCCAAAAACGTGCGATCATTGAAATCGACGTTAACCCAAGAACCTAAGAAAGGAGTCGTAATATAACATGAAATCTATCCAGCAAAATATTAAACGCAATACGAAAGATTTCTCGGAATTCGGCTTATGGGTTGGTGGTCTTGATGTTTCCACAAAGAATATTGACCAATTTGACCCTCTTCGTGCTGGTTATTCCCGTATCTTTATCGTACGACTTCCACGTTTCATGGAACGTATGGATATTGCGGCTGCAAAACGTTTTAAACACTTACTTGAACTTGGTTTCACTGGCATTGATGGTATCGCTGATACTACAATGGAAACTGAAGAATTGACTGGTGGTTACGCAGGGAACAAATTCCAAATTCCTAACGTAGTTAAAGATGAAACTGATTCCTTAACTATTAAAGTATACGAATTCTCTGGTTCTCCAATCCGTGAATTCATTGATACTTGGATGACTGGTATCTCTGACCCATTGACTGGTTTGTCCCATTATCATGGTCAAATCTCTCCTGAATGTCAATTCAAAGCATCCAACCATGTAATGGAAACTATCATTGTAAATACCGACCCAACTGGTATCGATATTGAATACTGTGCTATGTTCTCCAACATGATGCCTAAGAAAGTTGCAAAAGCTCATTTCAACTTTGAACCAGGCTCCCATGCTGCTGTATCTCTTGATTTGGAATTCACAGCTACTCGTTATGAATCCCCTCAAATCAATGAAATCGGCTCTGCATTGTTGAACAAATATCGCATCCTTCGCGATTACCTTGACTTCAACTCTGGCTACACTACTCAAATGGTTAATGCTATGCCATCTTACCATAACATGAATCATTTCTAATAGATAGCTAAAAAAAAATAAAAGAGAATGGAACTTCGGTTCCATTCTCTTCTTTTCATTTACTCATCACTTGGTGATAAGAATGCAAGGATATAATCCTCTGATACTTTGCTATAAATGTTACTACCGTTAGATCTCAAGATATACTTTCTAAAAGCAACCTTTAGTGATTCAACTAATGCTCGTTTTAGCTCTAACTCAGTTTTATAGTCTTCAAAATCTGGGATAGTTAATAACTCATCCCACGTATAGTATGTACGCATGAATGTAATGACATCGATTAAGAATCGTGTTACATTTTCATTTTCTATGCACACCGCCTCGTGGTTTGGTTTTACCAGTTTAATGTACCATGTGTGTTCTTCTGGCATAGTCTAATACCTCCTTATATAACTATAATACTAATACGTTATATAACGGATTATTTCCTATTGACCACAACCAATTACATCCCCAGGTACTCTAAGCTCACTAATGTAATATGGTTTAATAATTGGGTCATTGGATACCTCTGGATCGATCGTGTCGTTGTAACGTTCAATAATATTACAAATTTCTTTTCCCAATTCAATTTTAAAATCATAGCCATCTAATCCAGCTATCCAATCAACATCGATACGGTCATTGAATTGACCATACATAATTTCATCAACTTTTCTTAGAAATTCAAACTTATCTTTATCAGCGGCAGTTGTCCAGTCATTAAAAGAATCTCGAACTCTAATGAAATATTGTCTTGCTATCATAATTATTTTCTCCTTTTCAAGAAAAATGAAATTAAAAACTACTATAGAATCGACTCTATAGCTATAATGATAATATATATCCAAAATCACGACAGGTAATTTCAAATATACATTATGACAACGTGATAACTTAAATTAATTTTAATAGGAGGAAATAGACATATGGCACATTTACCATATTATAATAGCAAAGCCCACGAGATTCCGTCCGTAACACATATTATTTCCCTATTAAATAAGAAGGGGTTAATGGATTGGTCTAATTGGTTGGGCTTTCAACGAATTAAATATAGAGCTTTCTTAGATGAGAAAGCATTATTAGGAACACTCGTCCATAATAAAATCGAGTGTGATATATGTAACACGCACTACTCTCCACATATTGATTATAAATTGGAAAGAGAGGCTGATGTGCGATTTAATTACTACCTACAATGGAAACGTGATTGCAATGTTATTCCAAAATGCTCTGAACTTCGGTTACATAATGAGCGTTATGGGGGTACTATTGACTTTATTGGTACTATAAATAATGAGTTAACATTGGCTGATTTTAAAACATCCAAGAAACCACATTTTACCCATTTTATACAACTAGCAGCCTATTTGAATTTATTACAGTTTAAAGAGCCAGAAATATATGATAAGCTGACTACCTGTCGTATTGTGTGTTTCACTGGTAAGGCTGATGTTCCTATTATTAGTAAATCAAAACGAATTGAAGAAATGGTAGAGTATAGAACAGCTTTTGAAAAATTGTATGAAGCATTCATAGTACTCAACCATATCAGTATCGAAGATTGGAAAGGACCTATCATATGATACAGAACGAATTATTTGCAGTAGCGTTTATTGCAGATATTCACTTTGGTGCTGTACGAACAGAGAAATTATATGAACAACTCAAAGAGCATTTTCTACGAGTGATTGATGGAAAACGACTTGATATGATTGTGTTTGGCGGTGACCTATTCCATGGAATAACGAGTATGAACTATTCAACAGCTCATTCTGTTATGATGTTCATGGAAGAGGTAGTTGATATCTGTATCGAAAACAATATCAAATACATTCGAGTCATTCAGGGTACTATGAGCCATGACAATCGCCAATTACATAACTTCCGTCAATATGAAACTCGGAATAACATCAATTTTCGAATTATCATGACGGTTGAACAGGAACACTTAGTGGAAGGTATTGATATTCTCTATGTTCCGGAAGAATATATGGAACATCAAGATGAGTATTATGCTCCGTACTTATCAACACCTGACCAATATGATTTTATATTTGGTCATGGTATGTTTAAAGAAGTTGGGACTATGGCTAAAGCACAGGAAAGTGAAATCACTATGAGTCGTGCTCCTGTATTTGAGTCTAAAGAATTGATTACAGCTTGTAAAGGACCTATTTTCTTTGGTCATATACACACCAATACAGTCATTAAACACCATATTTATTACCCAGGATCATTCTCTCGATTCCAACATGGTGAAGAGAAAGATAAAGGCTTTTATCTATGCGTATATGATATAAATACACATAAGTATGCCGTAGAGTTCGTAAAAAATACTATGGCCGAAGAATATACAACCATTAAGGTTGAAGATTTTACAAAATATAGAGATCGACCGCAAGATTTGGTCGATCTAATGCTGTCTATCAAAGCTGATTTTGTAAGAGTTAAAATCGTTCTAGTACAGAAAGTTGACTTCTCGTATGCATTACAATATTTACGTGAGTTTGTTAAAGATAAACCACGGTTCAAATTGGATGTGACCGATGAAGCTCAATTTGTCAAAGAACAAGAAAATGAGAAAGTTGTGAATACCTTATTAACTAAATACGCTTTTGTATTTGATCCAGGTATTTCACACGAAGAAAAGATTCAGAAGTTCATTAGTGTACGTCATAAACGAGAAATCTCATTAGACGTCATTAAAGATGAACTCAATTTGTTATAAGGTAAGGAGAGGTCGTCCCCTTGTTAAAATCAGATGTTTCGTACCATAAGAAGCGGAATGAACGTGATGTTACATCACCATATGATTCCACGATGCATAAGGTACCAGTAAAATTTACAAAGAATTATTTGCAACAGTTCATAGGATTTATCTTTTCAGATGATCCTACGATTACTCGTATGCATCTCAATAACCTACAAAAACTATTGAATATAGTTGATGCAACACCATACGAAAAAGACGTGACAATGTATGCTCGTTTTTGGTTTGCTAAACGAGCATTAGATGCTCGTATCAGTATGGGTACTATTAACCGCACATCATTAATTTCTGCGGCTGAAGACCCAAATGAACCTGAATGTAAAAATATCATTAAATATCTCGATGAATATACAGATAAGAACCATGAAGAGATTCAATATACAATTAAATTGATTGAAACTCTATTACAACATGCTTATCTATTCTACTATCGAGATAAACTGTTCGATTCATTCTCCGATATCAATTGTGGTGATTATCTAAATATGGAAGAATCGACGAATAAAATTAAAACGGTCATAGGCAATCTATTAACCGATATTAGAAAATCTGAGTCCAAAGCATCTATGAGTACATTTAGCTTAGAACAAGATGTAATGGAACCATTTGTAGAAGAAACCATTAAAAATGCCGCCGATGATAATTTGGCATTAATGACTGGTGTTCGGGCATTGAATGATATGCTATCACCAGGCTATTTACCAGGTCGTTTATATATGTGGTTAGGTGTAACAGGTGGTTTTAAATCTGCCATGTTACTATACTCTTGCTATTGGATTAAAGCATTCAACCGAATCCAACCAAGACGTAAACCTACTGCTAGACCTACGGTATTATATATTACAACAGAAAACTCAGTAGAAGAATCCTTAATCCGACTATTCAACCTTTCTACATCAACCGAAGATATTAAAGACTTCACACCAGAGCAAGCGATTGAATTGATGCGTAAGCAAGGTGGGTTGACATTAGAAGAGGGCGAAACCAATATCATCATGAAGTATTATGGTAACTTGGAAATTAGTACATCCGATTTATATACGATCATAGATGAGATTGAGGAAGATAATAATGAAGTCATTGCTCTCGTATTTGACTACATTAAACGGATTCGTTCTAGTGAACCAACACAAGATGAAATTATGCGGTTAAAATACGCATCCAATGAAATGAAAGATTTAGCCATCCGATTGAAGATCCCCGTTATTACGGCACAACAAATTAACCGTGCTGGTAATATGGCAATCGATGCTGCCCATGATGCTGGTAAAGAAGACTTGGGTAAAATGCTTGGTCGCGGTAACGTAGCACAAGCATGGGATCTATTAGAGAACTCCGACTGGGTTGGTGTTCTGAATGTAGAAAACGAACGGTCTACTGGTAAACGGTACTTAACCATCAAAGAGTTAAAGAAACGTTACAAAACCATGACCGATCAATTATATATCAATCACCCATTCGTAGAGGGTAGTACGATTATGTTGGTGAATGATGTGAACTTAGATCATTCTGTATCTAAATTCTCCTTAGCCTCTGATTTAGCGGATATGGGGAATGAATTTGGTTTACATGGAGCTCATACTAGAAAACCACGTAAACAGGCAGGTGAACAAGAAGAAGTAAGTGAAGTGACTCGTTCATTCTCATTGAACGACACATTAGGTGCCGATCTTGTTACTGTCGATGAATAAAAGACAAAAGAACCGCATAGCGTCTGACGTATAATCAGTTCGCTATGCGGTTCTTTTGTTTATTCTTTTATTTATTAAGGAGAAAACTATGAAACACCAAACAACCTCAGCAACATTTTTAGGCGATGTTCGTGTCCTAGTAATAAGGGTACAACCCATAGTCAACACATGGCAGCTTGAGGAACTATGGGTGGTGTATGTACCCGATACAAATCCCCGTATTGGGGATTGGTTTTGAGTATCTATTTGAAAGGCTGTCACCTCAGGATAACTCACAAGAACATAGTTGCAGCACTTCTTTGATCTTGACTGTAGTAGGTATATTTGTCATTAATGATTCTAAAACCCCTCTACTTACACGACAATCGGAAAGAGATTAAGGGTCCCGCTTGTGTATAAATTATTTAATACATATACAGTCTGATACATGTTGCGTGTGCAACCTAATTTATTGTTATAGATTTTTATAGGTGTTTATAAGCCAACGATCTCATCTTTAATTTGAGATCGATTTGCTGTTATCACAGATTTCTCTTTAATAACCATTTCATTGAGGAAATCCAAAATATCACCATTAAATAGTTTAATGCCTTTTTGGAGATCCTTAAATTGGGTAACGGATGTCATATGATTGATGCGTAGAATCAATGGAGCCATTTCAATGGTACCATACAATTCATTGGCTAGCATATATGGTTTATATTCATATTTCTTAGCATCTACGTCATTCATCACATACGTTTTTGTATATTTAGCAATATGGTAACGGTATTTACTCAATAACGTAAAAACGTTAAGTAGTAATACGTTATGGTTATCCAATTTTACCAATTGCTCAATTTGGAAGTTCTTATAGGAAATCTTAAGATTCTTTCCTGTTATAATCTGTTGCGTTATCGTTTTCGCATCTGATATCATCTGGATACCTCACTTACTATTAACGATGTTCATCAGCAGGTTCCATTGGATTGATTTGTCCATTAGGGAACATCACTTCCATACGAGTCACAATGCAATCATTTGGATCATGATTCATGAACATACAGATGAGTCGAGATCCTTTTGGAATTAGACCTTTATCTCCTTCATGAGGAAAGTGATGATCGTGGTGGAAGTGGTGACAGACTTTTAGGTCTGATGTACCTGGACAACATGTTTGAGCTCCATGTACTAGATTGACACAATTGCCTGGGCAATCATGGAATGAATGTCTATGGGCTAGTGGCATCTGTACACGAGCTATGATGTAGTTTGCTGATTGAACTTGAGATGATGATTCGAGTTTACAATCACCAGAGTTCATAAAAGAGGTTTGATCAACCCCTGATTGATTTGTATTTGCAGAACCAGTTTTTTGACCCATCAATTTTGGTACATAAATCTTCATTTGTGTAGCACAGGGATCTGTATCTTCTACTAGATAGCAATACTCAAACTGGTCTAATGAAAAATCATTACCGCCTGCATTTTGCATACTATTTCCTCCTTTATATTAACATAATGTGCAAAATAAGCATCCATAGAGTTATGTTAACATCTCTATAAAAGGAGGTCCATCATGTCTAAATTCTATAAACATCAATGGTTTGGACGAACTTCTGAATATCCGAATGTGACGGAACCTAAAGATGAATTCTACGAAGATATTCGTAGAGTGAACACTAAGGAACGGTTAGCAATCGAAAAATATATGATGACTGAATATGACTATCGGCGAGAAATCCCAAATAAACCTGGGTATGATACTCGTATGGATATGAATCTTCATCCATATTATGCTAAAACACTCTGTCCACATTATCACTTGGAAGACGAACATGCCTACCATGTCACTAATGATGATACAAACTGTGATTATTGGAATCCACAAGAGTCTGATATTGTGAATATGAAGGGCTATAATGCCACTAATATTCGCATCATGCACCAAGTTTCTAAACGTATCGCAGATTTAACTAAACTATTAGGCTTGATTAACGATTTAACGAAACCTCTTGATTTGGCATATATTCAATGCAAATGCCCAGCTATTAATAGTTCTTTATTTAGAACTATTCTTTCTGTTGCGTTTAATGAATTGCTTAAGAAAGATATGGCGTTAGCGACTAAATTACAAGCCCTTATTAATCCAGTAGATACTCCTGCTGATAAGGACCCTGAACCAGGTAAAAAGGATGCAAGTACTTCCACAGAAGATATTCCATCTGGTACATCGGTTCATCGTCCAGAATATACAAATTATCCTAAGATTAGTGAAGAATTCATTGAACGAATTTTGAAACAAATCTACGAAGAAGGAAATTGGAAACCTACGGAAGGTAAACCTGGTCATCAAGATGGTAACACACAAGTGCAACCACCTGTGATTCCTGAAGTAAAACCACCTAAAGTAGAAGATCCAACTCCTAAAAAACCAGAAGGGACTTCAGAAACAACAACACACGCAACTGAACAACCTTCCCCAACAACTCCACATACCACTGTTGCTACTACTGAAACAGGAACAGAATCTACTGGTACACCAGCCGCTGAAACCACACATACAGAAACTCCTGTAAGTGCTGAACCAACAGCTGAACATCATACGGATCCAGCAGCATCAACAGTTCCTAATTCTAATACTGAAACGGCTACAGTAACTGAACAGCCAGTTGCTGATCCACCAGTAGCACATACTGAAGAATCACACTAAGTTGATTATTTTTGTAAGGGGTAGTACACAGTATGCTAGAAGTGATAAAGCCTGTACAGTCTGATTTTAATTGTTATTGTAACCTAATCGTACATGATCAAGATATAATCAATGGTCAATTTGCTTCCAGCGTATCCGTGCCTAACACGAACCAAACTGAAGTCAGTTTGAAATTTCAAGATTCAATCAATCAAATTGAATCGATTCGGATACATGAATGGTATAACGGTTCATTTTATACACTCTTAAAAGAATATTTTCGTTCTTTTATTGGTATATATGATATGCCCAGTGAAACCAACATGCTTGAAATGTATAAGATCATTAAAACCCTCGTTTATATGTATTTTGGTTTACCAAGAGGACATAAATTCATTCGCACTATCACGTTCAGGGACTTTGATAGTACCATAGCGATTGAATCGATTACGTTGCTCATTGGTGGAACAGATTACACTATAGACTTTGATTTTTAAAAAATAAGAGTATATACCTTGTCGTACATAGGTATATACTCTTACTATTGTATTTTATATAGAGGAAGTTATACTAATGGAATTAAATAGAGGTCAAGAGACTGCCTTACAAAATCTCTTACATTGGTGGAAGCATAAAACTAAGCAAGTATTTGAAATATCGGGTGCTGCTGGTACAGGTAAAACCACGATTGTCAAAGAGTTAATTGAAGCTTTATGTCTATCCAAAGACCAAGTACTATTTATGGCATATATCGGTAAAGCTACGTTAGCATTAGCTAGAACTGGTCTAAATGCCAAAACAATTCATAGTTCCATTTGTAATATAGATATGGTACCTAAAGAAGATGAAAATGGAGATCCTATTGTGACTGAAAAGAGTCGCTATATATGGGTTCCTAAGTTTAGTCGTAAACAACATCTCGATGGCGATATTCGTCTAATCGTAGTTGATGAAGCGGCTATGGTACCAGAAGAATTAGCAAAATGGATATTGGAATTTAATATTCCCGTCATTGCATTGGGGGATTTAAATCAGTTACCACCAGTCATTGGTAACTCATTCTTCTTAAAGAACCCTGATGTGATACTAACAGAAATTATGCGTCAAAGTGACGAATCGCCTATCCCTTGGCTAGCTAAAGATATTTTAGAAGGGAAACGGTTAACACGAGGCAATATCGGCAATTCCATTGCCATTATGTCACAACGTGATTTTGATAAGAAGTTATTTACCTATAGTGACATTATCATCTGTGGTACTAATAAAACACGCGATAGTCTGAATAACTTCTATCGAAAAGTGTTATTAGAATACACAACAGATGATCCAGTAGTTGGTGACAAGATGATTTGTCGTCAAAATAACTGGAATGCCTCAATCGGGGATAATATTTATCTAATCAATGGTATGGTTGGCTATATCACAGATATTGATTTAGAATCCTCGAGTGCTAAACGTCTGACCATCGATTTTCGTCCAGAATTTATGAATGAATCATTCATCGATTTACCTATAGATAGAGATTACCTTAAATTACCAGCGACTTATAGAAAATCACATATGTCCCGGCTCAATAAGTTTGAGTATGGGTATGCGATTACGTGCCATTTGGCTCAAGGTAGTCAATATAATAAGGTTATCGTCATCAATGAACCATTCGGTGATTATCTATTTAGACGTCAATGGTTATATACGGCGGTAACGCGTGCCATTGATCAATTGATTATACTGGAGTAACTATGAAAGAGTTATTTACATTAACTGGGGTTGATTTGGAGAACCCATTATCCAAACAACTTATATTTAAACCAAAAATCATCGAATATGATTGGCGTGCTAAAAATAAGCGAATGGCTCAACATATTCGTGAACGCTTGCTAGGAAACTCTACAGTGAATAAAAATAAGTCTTCTAACAAGCGAGTAACTTCAAATAAGAAGAAGAAAAGGAGGAAACGATAATGGATATCGGTGAATTCCAAGCTATCATTAATAAAAAGGGTATTGACAAGTTAGCAGGGATTATCTTCGATAACTCGATTCGTTGGTATTTCGATGATAAACGTAAAGTGCCAAATACGGATCCAGCAACAAAAGATAAACACCCATTCAAACTTGAACCTGTTCCTATTAGTGACTGCTTCAAAATCGAAACAGATATTTCCTGTTTATCTCGCAAAGTATATTTCCCTGGTCAAAGCCCATATGATGAAGATAACAAAGCATACTACTGGGACGTAGTCCATGTGGAAAATATTCAAAAGCTTATCTTTGCTGATGATAAGAACGTAGATTATCTACGTATGAACTTCGATTTATCTTTAACTTAATCATTAACAGTAAAACAAGTTGGAATAAAAATATATATTATTTCAACGTGATAGAACAATTTTCTATCAATATTTTAATTATTTTGCTAGGAGGTTAATAACACATGGCAAAGAAAAACAAAAACAAAGACAAGTTGAATGGCATTCAAAAAATCTTGGCTGGCATTCGCCAAGAACGTTATGCTCTTGAACAAAAAGAACGCGATACTCAATTTGAATGCTTACACAAACGCGGAAACTCCATGCGTCTTAAAGAAACAAAGACCGAAGGCGTGTTCCGTTGTAAAGAATGCGGAGCTAAGTTAGATTTCCGCTTCTTAATGAAACAAAATGACCCTAAAAAGGTAAAGGCTCATTTGAAAGAATGGAAACGCGATGGTTTGAACTATGCTAACTTAACTAAGTTACAAGCGGACTTTAAACCAGATTCTGATGAACTTAAAAAGTTAGTTAAAGCGCAACGTGCCATCGATTGGAGTGCGAGAGCGTTCAAAGTTATCATGTTGAAAGAAAATAAAGCTTTCGGTAAGAAAGGCAAGAAACATGGTAAACATGGTAAGAAATATCGTTCTTCCATGACAGTCATGGGTGGCGGTAGCTCCATTCTTCGCCGTTAATAGTTTTGGAAATTTTTAAATCGATTTAAAAGCTTCCATAAACGAAGCTATAATAAGGAATACGGGTAATCCCGTATTCCTTATTTTTTATTTTTTAAAAGGAGAAATCAATGTATACAAAAGGAGAACTTGAACTTTTGATTCAAGGTACACCAATTGATGAAAATAATGAATTCATCACAGGAAATATCAAACCAGATGTCCCATTCATGTATTTTAATAAAGATACTGACTATATGATGGAAGCAGTGATAGATTCCGAAACTGGCGAATTGGAAGATATAGATGCTGTGGCTCCATTAGTGTATATTATGAAATTTATACCAGAACGCAACATGTTCGCTTTATTGGAGATGGGTGATCCCTATCAATTAATTAGAACTGGTGAATTGGTTGATGGTGATATCATCATGCTAGTGTCTATCATTGACGGTTCTACCCCAGTGACCAGTCTATTAGATGTACTGGATGAAAACGGCATCTATATGGTTATGACAAATGTGGATACGTTATTATATCCTGAACGGTATGATAACGAAGGTCATATTGATATATCTGTTATCGAAGACTATGTGAAATCCCAAGGTGTCACATCATTAGAAATCTTTAAAGATGATGAAGATGATGATGATTCTGAATGTGAATGCGGTTGTGGTCACCACCATCATGATGACTGTGATGAATATGACGACGATTTTGATGACGATGACGATGTTATTCCAGATGATCATTTAACATTATATTCTGGAACTAATATCTTTAATATGGCTACAAGATACAGTAAACGAGTTACTGAACTTGCTCGTATTATTGAATCCATCAATGACTAATATAAAAATAAGGTAGCAAGCTACCTTATTTTTTTAATGCCTGTATACTAGTACAGACCATTAAAGATAATACGCAAATAGACAAATTAGTATTTGTTATTTATACTAGGAGGTCCATTTAAGATTATGGCAAAGTTTAAAGATGATAACATAACTGTCATCAGAGATGACCTTGAGCGTCTTCGTGAGAAGCCGACTATGTATATCTCTTATATAGGTGAGAGAGGTGCCTTGCATCTATGTAAAGAATTAATCAATAATGCAATTGATGAATCTATGTCACCCTATTCCCCTTGTAAGAATATCCACATCGCTTTCGATGTAAAAGCTAATAAATTAACAGTAAAAGATGATGGTCGTGGTATTCCATTTGAGCATGTTATTGACGTTGTATCCCAACTACAATCCAGTTCTAACTTCGGTAAAACCAAAGAGGGTGCTGAAGTATCCTTTAAAGCTGGGGAAAATGGTGTTGGTTTAACAGCTATCAATGCCTTATCTGAATACCTCACGTTGATTATTACACGTGATGGTAAACGAGGTACCTTTGCATTTGTCGATGGTCGACTCAGAGGTGAGCCTATATATGAAAATGTATCCAAGGAGTTACATGGTACAGAAGTTATCTTCGTACCAAGTGCCAAATACCTTGGTAAATGTAATATTGATGAAGGTGAATTGTTCGAATGGATCAATACAACTTCATACTTTATGCCAAGTAGTAAAACGATCTACTACTCAGCGATTAAGAAAAAAGGGGACGAGAAGAAAGCCATTAAGTTAAAACATAAGAATGGTCCAGTTGAACTTCTCGATTCCACGATTAAGAAACCACTTATGAATCCCACGATTCATTTTAAAATTAAGGAACCGAATATTCAAGTGTGTTTCAATTATGATGAGAATGATAACACGGATGGGTATAATACACTCTCATTCTGTAACTGGGTTAAAACGATTCAACATGGTGAACATGTGAATGGTGCTAAGACTGGCTATTGTCAAGCTATGTCTAAGATTACCCAAGAGTACATGACCGATAACGAAAAGAAAAAGTGGAATATCACATTTGAAGATATTCGTTTGGGTCTATGTACTGAAATCTTCGTATTCCATAATAACCCACAGTTTACAAACCAAACTAAAGAAGCGGTTGGTAATCGGGAGTTAGGAAAAGAGATTCGTGATGCAGTCTACGATGCTGTCATGAAGTATATGAAATCACATGCTTCTGAAGCTAAGAAGATTGCTACCTATATTAAGAAAAATGCTCGTGCAAGACTTGAAGTTTCTAAGATCCGTAAATCTGATTATAAACCAATGGATTCCTTAGAAGAATCCGTTATGAGTGGTTATAGTCCAGCGATTGGTAAAGGATACAAGGAACTATTCATAGTCGAAGGGGATTCTGCGAAAGGTGGCGTAACTGCTGTTCGTGATCCTATGACACAAGCCGTATTTAAAATCAAAGGTAATCCAATGAATACCTATGGTGAACCGTTAGCTAAGGTTCTTAAAAATGAAGAACTAAAAGCATTAACTAAAATCATTGGTACTGGTATTGGTAAAGAATTTGACTTAAGTAAATCGAAGTTCAATAAAATCATTATCTTCGTCGATTCAGATATCGACGGCTATAATATGACTTCGTTATTATCCACATTCTTCTTATGCTTTATGCCAGAGCTTGTGCAACAAGGTATGTTATACAAAGCGAAAGCTCCATTATACATCTTGAAAGACCATAAGCATAAGTATATCCTATCTAAGGTGGATTACTATAAGTTATTCGCTGATAACGTAGTTGAAAACGTGACACTTATGAATAGTAAAGGTCATACACTATCCAACAAAGAAATGCATGAGTTAATTAACATTAACTCTGATTATCTATTAGAGCTTGAACCATTAGCTCAATACTTCTATACGAACCCAGAACTTATTGAGTTCACGCTATTGTATGGACAAACCAAAACATTCAATAGTCAATTAAAGAAGCGTTTCCCTGAATTAGTATATGATGCTAAAACTGGGGTTATCCAAGGTTCTATTAATGGCATATACCAATATCTATTGGTCGATGTAGCATTCTTTAATAAAGCATCTCGCTTAATGAAGTTCATTAAAGAAGCTAATCATTCCGATATATATTATACTATGGAAACCAAAGATGGTGGGAAAGTCTACACCAGCTTAGGTATGTTCTTCCGTGAAACGAAAAAGTATTTACCGCCAATCGAAGAACGGATAAAAGGGTTGGGTGAGTTGGATAAGACAATCATGTGGGAAACTACATTGAATCCAGCTAACCGCGAATTGATTCGGTTAACGATTGATGACTTGGAACGTGAATTGGATACTGTTAAAGTATTACATGGTCCAAATACAAAACTTCGTAAAGCGTTTATGATTGATAATAGTCATAAATTCAATCGTGATGATTTGGATAACTAAGTTATGATTATACCTGTAATAATACTACTAGTTGTGCTGTTGGTACTATCGATAGGTAGCTACCAACACACAAAAAGTATACAACACAAAAAATCACATAATGGGTTTTATGAATAGGAGGTGCATCACTATGGAACTACCAGAAATTATTGCTATTATCATTGTAATTCTACTGGTTAGTGCTCTAGGTGGATTATATCTATATCTTGAAACCAAGGAAATGGAAGAATCTCAGCAATATTTTATATTAAGAGAACAGTGGAGAGAACGTAATGGCGAAAAAGACAAAAAAGAAGTTTAGTGGTAAAATCACCGATATGTCTTTATACACCAATAATCGTGGTGTAGTGGAAGAAAATATCGGTGCTTACAATGAAGACGGGATGTATAAGTACGGGACTAACGTGGTATTAGCTCGTGCTATCCCAGATATTACAGATGGATTGAAACCAGTTGAACGTCGTGTATTATATGCGACAGCTAAGATAGCAGGTGCCACTAAGAAGATGACAAAAGTATTGTCATTGATTGGTGATGTTATCAAGATTCATCCTCATGGTGATTCGTCTGTAGAAAATGTAATTACTGGTCTTGGTAAAGACTGGGAAGTCCCATATCCATTGATGACAATCGGCGGTAACAATGGTCAGATTGCTGGTAGTCCATCAGCGAGTGCTCGGTATATTACAGGTCGTGTATCTGACTTTGCCTATGATTGTTTCTTCAGTGAATGGGATGATAAAGTAATGGATATGGCTCCAACGTATAATCAGGACCTTATGGAACCATTATCATTGGCAGCTAAATACCCAAATATGTTATTGAAACCATCTACTGGGTTTACATTCAGTATGGCTACCTATGTACCATCCTTTAACCTAGTAGAAGCATTTGAAGAAGTTATCAAATGTATTAAAGATCCAGACTATCATCCATATCTCATTCCAGATATTCCATCTCGATGTGATATTATCGATGAAGGTCAATTCAGCGAAATTTGTGAAACAGGTAAAGGTGTATTTAAAATGCGTTCCACGATCATTGAAGATCCAGATGAACATACATTAACGATTACATCATTACCATATAAAACAAAAATCGAATCTGTGATTGCGAAGATAGCTGAATTCAGTAAGAGTAAACAACTTCCCGGATTGAAACGTATCAATGATGCATCTGATGCTGAATCAGTATACCTCATTCTTGAGTTTGCTAAAGAAGTAGACTTACATCAAATGAAGATGTTCTTATATGCTAAAACTGGGTTAGAAAGTTCATTCCCAACACAAATGAACTTTGTTGATAATTACGTAGTTAAGTTATTTAATTTACGTGAAATTATCCACAGTTGGATTATGAACCGTCGATTGTTTAAACGTAAAGTATATACCATTCGATTAGTTAAGCTAAAAGAATTGGTATATATCACCGAAGTATTAATCGATATCATTGAAACACCTGGCAAAGCTGAAAAAATCATGAAAATGATTAAGAAGTCTGAAGATGATAAATTGATTAAAATGCTTAATAAAGATTATGCATTGACAACTGTGCAAGCTAACAAGATTATCAATCTTCGGATGAGTGAATTCAGTAAGTCTGCTCTAAAACGGTTTAAAGAACGTTTGAAAGATGCTCTTGATGAAATCAAGGTCTGTGAAGAATTGATTACTAAACCTAAGAAATTAGATAAAGTCATTATCGCAGAGCTTGAAAAGGGTATTGCTAAGTATGGTAAACCACGTTTATCTCGGGTGATAAAAGCTAAGAACGATGCTAAATATAGTGACACTGAACACCTTATCGTGTTCACTAAGAATGGGTATGTTAAGAAATTACTTGACAATGTAAAATCCATTGGCGAGTTGGCACAAGGTGATGAACCCGTAGAGATTGTTCATGCTAATAACTTAGATAGCTTAATCTTCTTCGACCGTAAAGGTTATGTACATGCATTAGAAGTTGGTGAAATTCGGGCATCTGATAAAAAATCATATGGTGAAGCTTTAAGTAAATATGTAAATATCAACGGTGATGTAGTCGCTATCTTTACAAAAGATGCAGTGAAATCCAATGAAGCATTCACATTCATTACCAAGAAAGGTATTATCAAGAAAACATCTTGTTCCAAATACCCATTCCGAACATCAGTCGCTAGTATCATTCTTAATAAAGATGATGAGTTAGTGTCGGTACTTAAAGGTAAAGATGCCATGGATATCATTGCCTATACAAAACAAGGTAATGGTCTACGATTTGATACAGGTACATTTACGGAAACGAATCGAATGAGCCGTGGTGTCATCGGTATTGATTTGGCACCAAATGATGAAGTAGTTGGTATAGCTCGTATTACCAATAGTGACGATCAAATGCTTATCTTAACCGATAAAGGTAATGGTAAACGATGCACATTAGATACATTCGCTAAATCTGATCGACGTGGTCAAGTTCTCAAGTTGATTAGTTTGGGAAAAGGTGAACATCTAGCATTCGTTATTGGTTGTAATGATTTCTGTGAATTCAGAGTCTTATTGAAAACTGATATCTTTGATGTATCAGCTGACGAATTCCCAGAACTTACTCGTAACCATCCTGGTAAGAAAGTCATTCCTGTTCGTAAGGGTGATACCATTATCAAAGTGGTTCGTAAGTAATAAGAAAAAGAGGAACTTTCCGTTCCTCTTTTTTTTTGGTTAATTTGACATCTATTTAAGTACAATAACTATGTATTTAGAAAGGATGGTACAGCTATGCTATATAATGGTATAGACATGGACACATTCCTGTTACAATTACGAAAAATTATTCGGTCTGCTGTTATCAAACAGAGTAAACAAGCAAAAAAATATGAAACCAAGAATACCAAATTAATGGGTGATGCTTATGTGGCAGCCATTGAGACAGGTGACTACTGGGATTCATATATTACGTTTGAACGCAGCGTTCTTGTTAAAGCGGGAATAGATCGTCTCTTATTGACGAAATGCCAACAAGATAAAGAAAATATCCCTCCTCAGTATAGAGATAGGGTCGTTCAACTGCAAAAGAACTTAATCATTGGTTCCTTTGAAGAACATAATAACTACTATCGTATGTTACACGGTGAACCAGACATGGAAGACACCGATTTTGTCTACGTTCCAGAGAATCGTTTTGGTATTCCTACGAATGTACCAGTACATGAATTGGATCCCCAATTAGCTCACTTAGTAACAACTAGTGGTATAGCCGATGAACTGATCGCGAAGCATCCTGATAAACCATATTTGAAGTTTTTAGGTGGCTACGCTATACCATATCATACAGCTAGGACTGCTAGAAACTATGAATTACTATATGTATTACCATCAGACATAGAGTATATCTCTAACGACTTTGTTAAGTTCTATAATGAAGCTCGTGACTATGTCATGATGGGTTTATATACCCAAGAAGACAACAAGATGTTTGAATATTACGATGAATTCATGGGATTCTTAATCATGATTATTGCAATCCAACGATTCATTGCTAACATCTTTAAACAAGGTATCACTCGTGAGTTCTATGATGACTCGTTAATTCGATACCTATTCGAAGGTTATAATATGCCATACTTTGAAGAAATTGCTGTATTATATCAACGAATCATTGCAAAGGATTTGAACTTGATGTTACAAGTGAAATCCTCTAATCAAGTTATTTATGACATTTCCAATATCTTCAACTTTATCAAGGTTAACGTATACAAGTACTACTTGGTGAAAGACTATAAACGAGATACAAATGATAATCCAGTTATCAAGTATAAGACTATCGTTGATGAAGAAGGGAATCCTAAAGAAGTCATCGATTGTGAGAATACATGGAACGTATGGTTCCAACGTGTTAACATTCGTGATATGGACCCTGCGGCTGCGATTGCTAATCCAGATAACAAAGTAGATTATCACGCCATTACCGATGGTGATCCATATTGGATTAACGATTCTGACTTAATGGAAAAGATTTGTCATAATAACTTCAACTCCATTATCACGAAGTATATGTCAATCGACTTGATTTATAGTATGACTAAGACGTTCTATGAATCTACTTATACCATTCGTATGTGTATCGATAATCAAGATGAGATGGATAAGTTGAAAATGAAACTTCCTCGGTTAAGTCCTGATTATGTCAACCTATATGAATTGGTTATTTTCTTATGTACGTTAGTCGCTAATAAGTTTGGTCTACGTGGCGAGATTCCTCTTAAAGGGTATCAAATCGCTAATGTATATGGCTTCAACTTCAAAGGGGATATCCCTAAGATTCGTGATGACTTATTATATGGTAAAGGCGCTTGTTCTAAACGCATTGATCCTGAAATTCTGAAGTTCTTCACTAAGATTCATACACCAACTATCAATGATGTTGATGATGTATATCGCAATATCAATGGCTTACGTAAATTTATTGATGAACGTATGCGGTTAACTAAAGATTTGGAAACATATGAATGTTATAAGAAACTCTACGACTCCCTACTTATCACAGAGGATGTTAAAGAGTTATATAAGAAACCAAATGGCGAATATGCAACGAGTTACGAAGACTTATTGAGAGATCTACGTCCAGACTTATGGAATATCTTTAATGATATCCGTGGTAAACGTAAAGACTTAGATGACCTAATTAACTATATCTTACATAAACTATCCTCATTAGATGACGAATTCCAATTCATCAGTAGTCTAAATGAGAAGACTGATTTGATTAAGATGGTTGAGAAGTTAGTCAATGAGTTTAAATCATATACCGTATCTGATGCATTCTCTGACCTAGTATATGTATTAGATGATCCGCATTTTAATATGCTTAAAATCCTTGATAAACTTAAGGGCATGGAAGTTAATATGACAATCGAAGATCGTAAAGCATTACAATATATCTACGATGATTGTATTTCTATGATTACGGTAACGAATAAATATGATGATAAAATTAAGTTCACTGAAGAGTATCGTACATGGTCTTGGCAACTAGTTAAAGACTTCATTCACTTTACAGATCGAATCCACTTCATCTGGAAAGATATGCAATTAGATGACCATTTTGCTATGCAATTCTATGATATCATTAGTACATCTAAAGATATTGACTTGACAGATTCCGCAGGTGATACGTTAGATATCTCTGAACTATTACACTTCATCAAAGATAAATCTTTCCGTGAGAAATTCCCATTGAGTGAAGTGGTTGTACGTAACTTCATCGTTGATGTTATCGTCAATAGCAAACTTGATTTATTTGATCACATCCAAGCAGAAGAAAAGGTTGCTATCTATCAAAAATTAACCGCCTATCTAATGGAATGGTATGTGTATTCTTCAGTAACCTACTTGAAGGATCGCTTCCCATTACATATGAAGAATAAACATCGATTAACCAATGATGATCCAGCTAACTTTAGCTTTAAGGATTTCCAAGAATTATTCGATGATCATAGTATGGTGAAAGATAAATCTCTACGAAGTGGTATGGTAGTTAAAACACTCATGCCATATTTTGCTAGCGATTATGCATTCAAAGATCGTAGATTCTTAAGTGATTTGCGTCATATTGAAAGATTTAACCCAAAAAACAATACAATAGAATCTATTATTGACAACAGTGTGTATCCTATTACAGAAGCTCCTTTGAAGAGTTCATTAGGTACTGCAACTAAAGTAACAGGTGCTGGTAAACAACTAGTATCTAAAGACAATATACAGTTTAAACACACGATTAAGAAACACTATAGTTAACTAGTAAAAGGAGAATTCAGTAATGAGTAATATTGTTAACAAAAAACTCTCCGATCGTATCGGTACAGTTGATGTTTTGAAAGAACAGTTCTCTGCTCCTAAAGAAAAACGACACACTACATTCCATACAGAAATCAGTGCCACTGATGAATTCGGCAATGTGTTATTTTCTAATGAGCATAATGAAACAGTACTTGGTGGTGCCATTACAGTAATGGAAAAAATGTGGGGTATCCGCTCTCCATTACAAATAGCCACTATCAATGAAATTATGGATATCAACTCCAACGTGGGTGTTGATCCTAATCCATTAACACAAGATGATATCGTATGCCTTTGGGGTGTTGGTATCGGTGGTTCTGGTGATGCATTTGGTTCCATTCGTCCAGTCAATTTCTATGAACGTGAAGTTGGTCAAAATGGTCAACGCGATGAAATGATTCCATTCCGTGTCGTACAAACTCCATTGAGTGGTGATGATGCTGCTAAATACCATATGATGGAAGAACGTCATTCCGATGGTTTATTCGCATACTACCTTAAAGGCTTCGAACAAAAACCACAAATCAAAATATTGTGGAAAGATGGTGAAGAAGGTGAAGATGGTTCTGAAGTAGAATCTGATGTTCACAATACGTCTCGTCGTGATCTTATCGAAGCTTTCGTAGAAATGCATTTAAAGCTCACTAAAAAAGACGTTCGTGAATGGTTCGACGTAAATGGTAATATCCAATTATCTCGTATCAACACTATCGCACTTTTCACAGGTAAACGTGTGGAAATTGCTCCTGGTAAATTCGACTATGTAAACGTAAAAATGTTCTCCAAATTGAATTTGGATAATGAACCATTGACAAACACTAAAGAAATTAACTTCACATACCGTATTTACACTAACTAATCATAACTATTGCGGATATAAGATTAATTTCTTATATCCGCTTTTTCTATTCTATAAAGGAGTTAGTATAATGGGAATCGTAGATAAAATACATAAGTTATTTAAAACGGATACCTATAAACTAAAGGTTATCTTATCTAAAGATATCCAAGACGAAGTAGACTTCGTTAAATTCCATGAAGATTATGGTGATACAATCGATGATCATTTTGATAGACGATTCGTATATCCTCTCCATGATGTTCGAGATGCCATCAAAGAACGTAATGCTAAAAAAGCAATAGCGTGTCTTAAAAAGGCTAAAATCACTATCCCTGAGCTTGAAAAGTTCTTTGATAAAGAAATTTTCGATGGTGGTAGTCGATTGCGAAAAGTGCCGTTGATTGAAGTGTTGAAACAACGTAATCAATACAGCTACACGGGTCCTAAAGATGCTATGCTAACAATCGATGCGGTTCTATCAGAATCCCTACGAGAAGCAGGTACATCTGAACTCATTGAGTCCAGTATTATCAGATTATTAGTGGAAGATGGTATGGATAAAAACGAAGCTGATAATGTGGTCATCGATAGACACTATGACAAAATCCCAAAAGAATGGCATCCTGTTTTGAAACATGTAGATGAAATCGAAGCGATTGCTAAAACAGTTTACAAAAAATACGAAACGCTATGTAATCACCTATTGGAATTAGTAGTAAAATATTTCAATGAAGCGGTAGCTAAATATTACGACCCAAAAAAGTAACTGAGGCTACTTGTCCACGCTACCTATTTAAACCAAAAGCAATTGATAAAGCATTCATCAAGGAGTATAAATCCGTGAATGACTTTATCAATAAGATTAAGGTAGATGATGATCATCAAGGTACAGTACTGTATTATGAAGGTGAACTGGTTGGAGTTGTCAATGTACAACAATCCACGCACGGTTTACAAGCATTATGGGTACATGATGATTATCGTAGAATGGGAGTGGCCCGTCAACTATTAAAGATTGCTACCACTAAGCATGGTTGTAGTCAACTCACAATCGATAAAACAAACAGTGCTGCTATATCACTATATAAAAGTGATGGTTGGACGTCATATAAAGATGATGACCAATATTTGTATATGAGAAAATAGGTGAATTATATGATTACAGAGACTAATAAAGCCTATCTTTTATCATTAAAGCCAGATCAATTGACCAAACAATGGTTTGATGAAAATTGTTCTCGTCATTATGATCCAGTTATGAAAAAGATGACTGAGCCTAAGTTTAACTTCCAAGATAAGTTTACACTTAAACCAAATGAATATGTGAATACCACAAAAGTAGAAACTAATGTTGGTCAATTACTCGTTAATAAGTATTTATATGAAGCTATCCCGAATATTCAAAAAGTGTTAGGATATATTGCCGAACCAATCACCAATGGCAAACTAGGTAGTATTGAAAGTGATAAGTTATCAAAAGCTCTTCTTGATGGACATATCACAGCTGAAGATATGTGTCAGTACTTCAATCGATTGCAATGGTTAGGTAATACTATTCATACAAACGTAGCACCATCATTCACTGAAGGTACGACGAAAAATCTTGCCAAAGTTATGAAAATTCGTGATAAGTTATATGAAGAAAATAAAGAAGCCTTAGCTAAAGGTGATGCTGTTGTTGCTAATAAAATAGAAAAACAGCTTATCGATATGACCAAAGAAGAATTAAAAGATGACATTGGATTGACGTTATATACCTCTGGTGCCCGTGGTAGTTTTGAAAATAACTATAAAAACCTTTTCTTAACTCGAGGTCCTGTGTATAACCCAAACACTGGTGGTTACCAAATCATTAAACGTTCCTATATGGAAGGGTTAGAGAAGGATGATGTTCCTTCCTATGGTACAGAGGTAGTCAATGGTGCCTATCCTAAAGCCATCGGTACAGCCGTGGCAGGTTATGCTACTAAAAAATTCTTTGCTGCTTACCAATCCGCCGTGTTAGATAAACGTGGTTCGGACTGTGGTACGAAGGCGTATCGAAAAACGCTAATTACTAAAAAGAACTATCAGAAACTAATGTATAGATACATCGTAGAAGGTAATAAACTAATAATGTTAGATAACTCTAATATTAAATCATACATTGGTAAGGTGGTTAATTTACGGTCTCCTCTGTATTGCGTAGGAGATAAATTATGTTCTAAATGTGCAGGTGATTTATATTATCGCCTAGGTATTGAGAACATCGGGATGTCAACATCTGCTATCGGTTCAAGTTTACTAAAACTATTAATGAAAACATTCCATGATAGTTCTGTTAAAATTTCTGAAATTGATGTTAATGACATTCTTATCTAAAAAAAAGAAAATAAGAGATACAACCAAACGGTTGTATCTCTTATTTAACGTGTGTTTCTGGATTAGGTCCAGTAGGAGTAGTTCAGGAAATCCATCCCCTTGTTAAAGATAGAAAGTCCCTAACTATTAGTTACTCCGATTATAAAATTTTATTATCCACCTACACCAGGTGCTACTGGAGCAACTTCTTCTGGGTCATAGGTTTTGAAAGCTTTTATTGTTGTATCGAATACCCATTTGGAACCAACTAAATGAGTGGAGTCTACTTGTTTATTCAATACATAAATCACTTCAGGATTTACAGTTAGACCAACTTTAGCGAAGTCTGGTTTAGCATCTAATGCAACAACAGCTTTAGCGATGATAGGACCGAATTCACCGGAAGTAAATTTACGGTATACGCCGTTAACACCATAGATAGTACCTTCTTTAGCCACTACCAAGTTAGGTAATTCAGATACTTCTTCAATCTTAAGTGTTTTTTCTTCCAATGCTTGTTCTTTACCAACATAGATTGTACCAGCTTTTACTTCTGGTTTGTCTTTTTGTTTGATATCTTTTGTTACTACATAGATCAAATGATCTTCGATATCTTCTTCTTTAGGTAAACGAGCAATTTCTTTTACACCAACATAGTCAGCTTTAATGAAAGATGTACCATTGTATTCGAAGAAACCACGGTCAGCTTTCTTAGTTGGGTGGTTCAAGAAGTACAATACGTTTTGTTTAGCAGTGATTTCAGTTGCTGGAAGTTCTTCTACTTCAACAATTGGATCCGTTACTTCTTCAAAACCATCTTCAGCATCATTCAATTTATACACTTTACCATCTTCTTTTACATGGTAGAATGCAGATTTACTGAATGCTGTTTCAGCAGGAAGAGCATCAACAGATACAACACCAGCGTATTGTTTTACAGTGGATTTGATGCCTGCTTTAGCCAATTCATATACGATAGCACTCATAGTTTTAGGAGTTACTTCAATTTCAGAAGTAATTTCTGCATTTTCAGTGTTAACGACTTTAACATTAGCGGCTACGTTTTGACCAGCAGCATCCATAATCAAGAAATCGAATACAGAGATAGTTTTATCTGTATCATTTTGAATATGAGTATGAACTGGTTTACCAGCACCATTAGCGGCTTTACGGTAAGAAGATAACGCTGCTAAGAATTCGAATTGATAAGGGAAGTTTACCAATTTTTTAGCGGCAGCTGCATCTAATTTAAAAATACCTTTACTAGGTACAAGTACAGTTAAACCTTTAGTTTGGTCTGCTTCGATGAAGTATTCCAAACCATTAGGAGCTTGATGAGAAACAAAACTCATTAGTCTTTACCTCCGTCTGTATTCATCATATTTTCTTTTAAATATTTTTTAAGACTTTCGTCTTTAGTAGTGTTAAAGAGTTCAGTAACAGGAGTAGCTGTTGGATCTGGGATCGACATACTACCGAATGTACCGATTTCTGTAACAATGCACATTTCTGTGTCTTTTTCTGGCATAAGAGTCACTCCTTACTAGAAAAAAGTATTATTTAAGTGTTCCCTTTAGAAGGTAACCTTCTGTAACGAGATTTGTTTTCAATCCCATGGAAATGGTATATACATCGAATGTGTTTAAGGCAACTTTGTTTTCAACGTTATCACTTAATTCTTCCATCGATAAATACCCTTTACGTCTAATTTGACTATAGGCTTCTTCTTTCATAACCATATCATCCGCACGGAATGACATAAATTCTTTAACAGCATTGGATGCCCCATAGGTCATAAGACAATAGTTCTCTTCAATGGCTTGACGACCATTTTTATCTTCATTGATAACCTGACCTGTTTTCGTGTCACGTGCCGTAATATCAATGGATGTAGTATTCTTTTTACGTGCTGTTTGTTGTACACGTTTTTCATGAATATACCCAACTGGTACTTTATATGGTGTGACGATAGGGTTTGATTTATCCTCGCTAAAGAATGGTAATACGACGTATTCATATAATGGAATATCGAGCAATTTAGAAGCTTTCTCGATATTAGCCATATCTAAATCCCGCTCGAAAATAACAACATCGAGTGGTAGATATGGACTCTTCGACATGAAGAGTTTCTTAAAAAATGTATCGAACTGAATGTCACTCATTTTACCAAAGAATGACTTATAGTTCTCTGCATTGACTTTACTTGGATCGATTGTCGCAAAGAATTTGTAGATTAAATCTTCCATTTCTTTACGTTTCTCCTTAGTAATAGCCATTGGGTAATCACCACCTTTTCTTAGTATGCGATTATAGCTATGTCGAAGAAAGGAATTATTACTCTACGACCTCTTCAGGAACTTTAGCGTCATGTAAGAACTGAAGTGCTTGAGAGTAGGTCATTCTACGACCACCAATTAACATTGTTGACTCTTTAAATATACCGGTTGAATCCATTAATTCTGGAAATAATGTCTCAACACAATACGTGATAAGACTATCAACCAATCGAAGTTGGTTAATATCTGATTGATCGAGTCCATAGGAAGCTTTTAAATAGGATATTAACTTACCCTTCATTTTATCCTGTGTATCTAAGGATAGATACTCTGGTCTAAGTTGCTCAGATGTTACATTATATTCTAAGCATAGGAATTTTAACATCATAAAATCAACCCATTCCTTATACGATGCGGGCCCCATCTCTTGGATAAATGCTCGCATTGGATCTAAGGGTAGTGTCATCATCAAATTATCAACCTCAATGATATCTAAATAGGTTTCTGTACTCATAGGTCCCTCCGATGATAAAAAAAA